AGACGTTGCTATTTGTCCCTTTGACTGGGGTTTGTTGTGATATTTGATGTTACAAATTGCTCCATCTAGTCCTTCCACTGCACCAATGGAAATTATATCTCCGGCGGAATATTCCGGCTCATTCTCATCAAATACGAACGTTTTTTCTAAATGTCCGTTTAAAAATAGGTCTACTTGCGAAGAATTATAATTAAAAACGAGTTGGTTCCATTTCTGTGGTTTTATATTCACTTTATAACTTCGTTTCACTTCTTCTCCGCGATTTGTAAAATATACATTCAGCATGTCTGGTGTTTGATTTCCATCAGTGTCAATGTTATTAATATAAGTGATCTTTGGCAATCCATTACCGTAATTAAATATTTCCGTTTCCTTTGCATAGGATGCATAATTAGGTGGTTGCATATTTAGATATAACCACATTGATATACTATATGAACGTTTGAATGTTGTAGTTGCCTCATCGCTATGTCCATTATTTACAAACGCATGGTTATATCCACTTCCCAATTCCTTTTTAATATCTAAAAAGGCGGTTTCTGCTAATAAGGGCGTTCCTTCCATGACGCCAATCTTTCTTATTATTAATGGTATATAGATATACAACAGCGCTGCCACCAGTTCTAGTATAAACAGGTAATATACAACATTCGTGGTTGCACCTAATTCAGACTTAATATAATTGATAAAATCTAGAACTAGACATGGTATGTAGAACAATAGGTGAGCAAATAGTCCACTCCATCCTTCCATTGATTTTAAATAGTTGCTATAAAAATAGAATACAATAGCCAATGCGACAATTACACCAAATGCCGCTAGTCCAGACATGATGTACGTCAGTTTGTTTATAGTATCGCTTTCTCCTCCCGAGTAATAATATAGTGCGGTTCCAAATATTAGTGCGAGAGAAGATAATCCCGTAATAAGTGATTTCATATTGACACCAAATAAGTTACCCATAAATGTATAGAACAAACCTCCAATTATCAAACCTGCAATAGGATATAGGTATCTATAAATACCAATGGTTGATGCATTCGGGTCCTTTGTCGCATACTGCATAAAACCAATTATGCCTCCTACTACCAATGCAATGGCACCATAACTGGTATAACTTTCACTTGTTGCATTTGATACTAGATTTTCATATGCATAAATAAATAATTCTTTTAGAGATGAATAGATGGTGGTCACTGGCTTTACGATTAACCATATAAACATTATACTAATTATGTAAAAAAATGTATATAGGATGGATTGTATACCGGTCATAACCTTTGAACCAATTTCCTTTATATTTGGCATATTTTAGTTTGATTATACAATAATGTATATTTTATAATCGATTGTATTGCAATTTACAAATTCTCGATGGTGGTTTTTTTTCCATGACACTCACGACATAAAGCCACTAAATTATCTACATGATTACTGCCACCATATTCTAAACGGACTGTATGATCCACCTCAAACCAAGCATTCAGTTGGCTTTTACAATCTGCACATTTCCAATCCTGTCTAGACGCTACAAATTTCTTTTTCGTTTCACTTACCGATCGTTTTGTGGATTTTTTACCTGAGTTTAATATTCGGTTCTCGGATACGTATTGATTGTTGTTTGTCATTTGAATTATAGGACTATTGCTATCATCAGATGTAAAGTTTTGTTTTGAGGTAAAGTCCAATATTGGTGAAATGATGTTCGATGCATTCTTATCTATCGGTAAATATTTAATATACTCATTTGACATTGAAACCATCTCGCGTGCACGTAATGGATTTCGTTTGATTAGTATATAAAACATCAATGCTCCAAATGCTACACCTGCCATCTGGTAATATTTCTTACCGGAAAGTAGTAGTTTCGTATATTTACCGTCGGTATGTATGTTTGCAATGATAAATCCCGCTATCAGAATAATTATCAATTCTATTCGCATCGCGTCTTTATATTACCACGAGACTTTTTCATTTTATTCATAATACATGTATATCAAAAATACACATGCCAGAATTAATGCGATATGTATATATTGACGACGCACGTGTATTTTTTCGTGTAAATAAACCGGTTTCGGCTTGTATTCTGCTCTATACTTTTCGAGTGCATCAGCTAAACCAATCTCTTCTTTTCCTAATAACACATTCAATTTATTATGTATAAAATGAACCCAACGTACAAAGGATGTTCTGTTGTCTAAATAAGGTGTTACTGGATATTTATCTAATAATTCACTAAATTTATTTCCCATCTCTGATATCGGAATAAATAACGGCATATTGTGTATAAGATCGTAATATTTGCGCTTCGATACTTCATTCGGGGTCAATGGATACGATTCCGCTACGGTATGTAAAAAAAACCAGTAGTGTGGACCCCATACAGTTGGATCAAATATCATTTCCTATTATCAAATAGTTATATAAAGATTTGTCACTTTATTCAATTAGGTTAAACTAAATTAGTTACATGGGCGATAATTATTGCAATAACTGTGGAAAACATGGTCATATATATAATCAATGTAAAATGCCCATCACTAGCATAGGCATTATTGCATTTCGCTACAATACAAATAAACTTATTGAATATTTAATGATACGCAGGAAAGACACTCTTGGATTTATTGATTTTATGAGAGGTAAATACTATGTTAATAACAAATTTTACATTTTAAACATGCTCAAACAAATGACTGTTGTTGAAAAGGAACGGTTGCGGGCATTAGAATTCGACGAATTATGGCGTGATATATGGGGCGATTGTAAAATATCATGCCAATACAAGCATGAGGAACATATATCCAAAATAAAATTCAATTCCTTAAAAAATGGTATTTTTTATCGATCAGAACCATATAATCTAAATCAATTAATCGACGAAAGTAATCAATATGGCATATGGAATGACCCGGAATGGGGATTTCCCAAAGGAAGACGGAATTATCAAGAAAATGATTATGCATGTGCTTTAAGAGAATTCAGTGAAGAAACTGGCATTCATGCATCTAACCTTAGTTTGGTGCAAAATATTATCCCTTATGAAGAAATATTTACGGGCTCTAATTATAAATCTTACAAGCATAAGTATTTTTTAACCTATGTGGATAATAATTGTCATGTAAATATGGACAATTACGAAGTGTCTGAGGTTAGTCGCATGGAATGGAAGACATACGAACAATGTATTGAAGACATTCGCCCTTACAATTTAGAAAAACTATCCATGTTAACAAAAATAAATCAAACACTCACTGGTTTCCGATTGAAACGGTTTCTGTAATCCATGAGGTTTTGAATATTTGTTGATACAAATGAAATATGTGTGTAAAATTATATACGCATATTTTAAAGTAATAAGGTAGGATGTCTCAGATTACAGAAAAAATAAAACCGATTTCCAATAAGCGTACACTGAAAAAACGCTGTCCACCAGGCGAACAAAGAAACCCTATCTCTAATCTATGTGAAGCTATTCCCAAGAAAACGACGAATAAAACTGTATTAGGATGTTCCGTTGATTATGTCCCTACAACAGAAGAGGAATTGATCCGCATGAATGAATTGCAAAAGATGTCTGGTCAAGCTCTACGTGATATTCTATCTGAACTAAAAGGAGAACCTACCGGTCAAAAAAACTCTTCCGATGCTAGGCGTAAAATCGATCTCGTCAAATTAATAATATGTATTGAGAATAGACCAGTTGAGAATATTGAGCCAACGTTATCGTCTTCCTTACCATCGACAGAGGATATTATTACACCCATTATTAATGATGTTGTTGAACCAGTTGTTGAACCAGTTGTTGAACCAATACCTGACGAAGATAGTATTTATATAAAAGACGATGGAGAACGACTAGACGCAAATGACATAGATGACAATTTGGATGTAAATATGACGTCTAGTGATATGGAGCTACAAAATTCGATTGGCGTTGTACCGAATGATATGGAAAGCAAAGAAGGGAATGTATTCCAATTTAACAAAGAATACTATGAACATCTTGCATCCAATGATGATGCTAATTCAGACTTTCTATACCCTGAACTGAATGACCCCAATTTCAATGTTAAAATTGCAAAACGCAAAGAGTTCCACGATACGATGTATGACGGAAAAATACGTGATGTGAAATCACATGCAGAATTGTTATGCAAGGCCGATTTTGAATTAATGCCACATCAAATGTTTGTTAAGAATTTCCTTTCTTTCCAGACACCATACAATGCCATGTTGTTATATCACGGCCTAGGTACTGGTAAAACATGTAGTGCTATCGGCATTGCCGAAGAAATGCGCGGATTTATGAAACAGATTGGTTTAACCCAGCGAATATTAGTTGTTGCTTCACCCAATGTACAAAACAATTTCCGCTTACAACTATTCGATGAGCGGAAATTAGAAGCAGATGGAGACCTATGGAATTTAAATACTTGCATCGGTAATGCATTGATAAAAGAGATTAATCCCACTAGTATGCGCGGTATACCGCGTGAAAAAGTGATTAGTCAGATTAATAGTATTATAAACAAATACTATTCTTTTGTCGGTTATACCGAAATCGCACATTTCATACAACGAAAGGTGTTTATCAACGACAACATGCAATACTCTGCAAAAGACCGCAAAGAGATGAAACTAAGGCAAATTCGCAAATTTTTCAACAATCGCCTTATTATTATTGATGAGGTTCATAATATTCGCCCAACGGATGATAACAAGGACAAAACGAAGACAGCTTCCTTGTTAATGGAAATATGTAAACATGCTGACAACATACGTCTATTATTATTATCGGCTACACCCATGTACAATAGTTACAAAGAGATCATATGGTTAACGAATATTTTGAATAGTGTAGACAAGAGAAGCTCCATAACGGAAAACATGGTGTTTGATAAGAATGGGATTTTTGTAGAGGAAAGGACTGATCAAAGCGGGAAATTTTACGAGAATGGAAGAGAACTTTTAAAGCGTAAGTTAACTGGCTATATCTCCTATGTTCGCGGAGAGAACCCTTATACATTCCCTTATCGCATTTACCCTGACATATTTTCACCGGAAAATGTGGTAAATATCGAGAACTATCCTAAGATACAGATGAACCTAAAAGAGATTGATATGCCATTAAAACATGTCCCATTGCATGTAACACCCATCGGGGAATACCAAGAAAAAGGTTATAAATACATCATGGAATATCTACGATCACGTAGTTCGACAGTAACGGATAAATTTGGAAAAACAAAAATAATGCCTTCATTCGAGAACATGGAGACATTTGGTTATACATATCTCGAAAAACCACTACAATCGTTGGATATCGTGTATCCTAGTAGTGAACTCGATCAGATATTCGAGAACAAAGAGACAACCGACGTTAATATGGAGAACATTATTCAGAACATGGTCGGCAAAAACGGACTGGCAAAAGTTACCAAACACAAAACCAGTGAGTTGATGCGATATGATTATGAATACAACGATAAGATTTTGAATACACATGGGCGCATCTTTCACCAAGACAACTTACATAAATATAGTAACAAAATGTCTACTGTATGTAATTCTATATTAAAATCGACTGGCATTGTTATTGTCTATTCACAATATATCGATGGAGGAGTTGTCCCCATGGCTCTTGCATTGGAAGAGATGGGGTTTTCACGTTATGGGTCAGCGGGTCATACACGTTCGTTGTTCAAAACACCTCCATCTGAGTATATTGACTCACTTACTATGAAACCAAAATCACAATTTGTTCCCGAGGATAATAAAACGTTTACACCTGCACGATATGTAATGATTACTGGTGACAAACGGTTCTCTCCAAACAATTATGACGACTTGAAATATATTACTAACCCTGAAAATGCATACGGAGAAAATGTAAAGGTTATTCTTATTACCAAGGCAGCAGCCGAGGGTCTTGATTTTAAAAATATTCGTCAGATCCATATCATGGAACCATGGTATAATATGAACCGAATAGAACAGATTATCGGTCGTGGTGTAAGAAATCTAAGTCACTGTCGTTTGCCATTTGAAGAGCGGAATGTCGAGTTGTATTTGCATGCTACTCTTCCACAAAACGAAGAAGAACCAGCTGATATGTACGTATACCGGTTCGCCGAGAAAAAGGCAAAGCAGATCGGTATAGTTACTCGGATATTAAAAGAGATTGCAGTAGATTGTATACTCAATATCGGGCAGACGAACTTTGCCGTTGATAAACTACTTGAAATAACTGAGAATAGAAATGTCAAAATTAAATTGTCAAGCAACGAAGATGGTGCCATGGTTGATTATAATATTGGAGATAGAGCGTTCACTGATGTATGTGATTATATGGATAATTGTAGTTTCACATGTTCTCCAAATACACCAATAGGTGCGTCTGATATTGTTGAAGATACATACAATGAGGAATATGCTCGAATTAATTACAGTGCCATCGTCAAGCGTATCCGACAGTTATTCAAAGAGAAGGTTTTTTATCATAGAAATGAGCTGATCAATTCTATCAACATCAAATTGAATGTTCCCAATAGACACCTCATTAAAAATGTCAATAGTCAATACCCCAACGAGAACATAGACTATTCTTATGACGAAAAACAGATTGATTTTGCACTATCTCGTTTTGTCAATAACAAGACGGAACAATTAACTGATAAATACGGACGCATAGGTTATTTAACGAACCGTGGTGAAATATACGCATTTCAACCGATTGAGATTACAGACCAATATGCGTCCATATTCGAACGTGATGCACCGGTTGACTACAAGCCGTCCGTATTGCAACTCGAACTTCCGGTAAAACCTCGGGGTAAACCGAAAACAGGTTCTCAGATAACCGGAGAAATAACTGAAATAAAAAACACACGAACCTATACCGATGTATTAGAAACTATCAGAGAAAATATGAAATCCGCGATCATGATTGATGAATTAACGGGTGATATTGATATGCAAACTACACACTCTATCCGAGAATTAGAAACTGGTGAGGTCGATTGGTATAAACACCTAGGCAGTGTATTCCATAAAATCAAGCAATTTCATAACTTAAACGACGAGGATATTGTTAAGTATGCCGTTCATCATTCCATCGATACGCTTTCTCTGACAGATAAACTACTCGCAATACAGTACTTGTATAATGACAATACAGCAAAACTGTTATCTATTGAAACAACTATCAAAGACTACTTCGATACTAAGATAATGCATACGAGTTCTTATACCGGAATACTCTTGTTATTCGAAGACAATGCAAATACAACGTTTAAGATCTATGTTCAAGACAAACAGGATGCGGGTCTTTGGAACGAGTTGGATGGTACCGAGTATGCTGAATTTAAACCCAAACTCACGCGCTTCATTTCCAATATCAAATCCTATAATAGTATTGTAGGGTTTATGAGTGTATTTAAGAACAATGAGGTCGTTTTTAAGACCAAGAATTTGAACGACAAACGAAACAACAAGGGTGCCTATTGTGAGAATGCAGGTAAACGTGATATTATCGCACGATTAAATAATGTACATGGCAGCAACGCCTATTCTGAAATTACTATTAATGCGGACATTGACATTAATGGGGTGACGTTTAAAAACATAGTATTCAAGAATGGATTGTGTGTTATGATGGAGATATTACTTCGACACTATGATGATATTCGCCACCAATCACAGCGATGGTTTTTCAACCCAGAAGAAGCGTTATTGAACCGCATTATCGAAGTTAAGAAATGAAGTGCGAAAAATTGAATTCTATATGAAATTACGTAAAATACATAAAAGATAATATAGTATTATATTAGTTAAGATGGACAAATATAATAGCGTTTCTAAAAAAGACCCTAAGGTGTACGGAGTATATGTTCAGGAGCTATTGAACATGAAGGTCTTCCTCTCTATTACAGAGGTTGGACAAAATATTAAACGCAATTTAGAACGTTGGATTTCTAAGAATACAGAGGGACGTTGTATTCCCGAAGGATTTATCAAACCTAATTCTGTAAAAGTAATTAGTTATTCGAGTGGCACCGTAAACGGGGATAGTATTGAATTCCAAACTGTATTCGAATGTATGGTTTGTCACCCAGTGGAAGGAATGCTAGTTGAATGCGATGTAAAGACAATTACCAAAGCAGGTGTTCACGCTGAGGTGAATGACGAAGATGGAAATGTACCAGTCGTTGTGTTTATTGCACGTGACCATCACTTTACTAATAATCGCTTTGCAAACATTAAAGAGAATGATAAGATTACTACAAAGGTAATTGGCGTGCGATTTGAATTGAATGATCCATATATATGCGTCATTGCACAGATGGCCAACCATGAAAACAATGCCAGATAAGTCCCAATATCATATACAATATACACATTTTTCCAATTATTTTCTTATAGATATCCAGAAAAAGAAATGGCATCGCTCAACCAAAATGGACATTTTAAAAATGTCCA